CTATACGTTACTAAATTGTGCTTTTGATTCTTCTCTTGCTTGAGAATAGCAAATATCCGAAACGAACTGATCATAAATCTCAGCGTCAACTGCGTGATTATCAAGTTTCAGTTTAATTAATTCTAGAAGTTGCCAATCATTCTCATTGCTAAAGTTTTTTATAAGTTCGCTTGCCCGTTTATCGATCCACTCATCTCTTGCATCTTGTTTTTCAATTCTATCAAGCATTTTGCAAAAATCAGCTTCATAGGCGTTTTCAACTAATTGGTGTAATTGATGCATCATGTACCTCGTTGCTGTTTATCTATTCCAACTAAAAAAGCAATAATCCAAACAAGATTAAAATAAAAATACCAAATAAAGAAAATTTGATTTCGCTATTCGTTAATTGATAATCAGGATGAAAACGATCTTTTATTTTCATCTTAACAAAATCTCTATTCGTCATATTAACCTCTAAAAAAGCCCCGATTTCGGGGCAAAAAGGTGTAGAATATTACTGTCTTTCCAGTTGTCAGATATTCAATAAATTGGTTTACACAAACTTGTATTGAATATCTCATCAAAACCGCAGTATGTTCGTAAGCCTCTGCTAGCTACTTGAATCTTGTTACCCCATTAGTAACTCGTGGTATTGCTAACTTTATGGTAAGTTGATTAGTTTTGATAACTATGATGATAATATAAGTTATCAAAAAAGTCAATAACAAAAGTAATAAAAAATGAGGTTGCGATAAAAAATTAAAATGTTAGGACATAATGGTAGGAACATAAACCGCCGAAGCGGTAAATGTTATGTGTCGATCAATCCAATATCGATGATTGCCACCAGACTCTTCCTAGAATGGTGATATCATCCAAAGAAACAGTTTCATCATCATAATCTGAATTGTAACTTCGGATTTTGACTTGATTACCAGGCAATCTTTCCAATATTTTTATTCTTAATAACCCGTCATGATTAATTGCGTATATTTTTCCATCTCGAATATTGGTGTCTGCTTGATTGATACCGACAGTTGACCCATCTCTAAAAACAGGCTCCATACTATCTCCATAAACCGTTAAACATACGGCACAGTCTTTATCAATTCCGTATTTTCGCATTGTTGACCGTGATAATCGCAGTTTGTATCCGTTATAATCTTCAATATCATCAGCAAATCCGTTACCTGCAGAAAGCCTAACATCTTTGTAAAATGGCACTTCAACTTCATCCTCATCAAGTGGTGTTTTACTATCCCATTCATCGATAGCACCTAACATTGTCGCATTGGCACTATTTTTAGTTAATTTCGCTTTGCCAATGCCTTTTGTCAGCCACAATAAATCAACATTTAACGCGTTGGCTATTTCAACAATTTTTCTTGATGTATTGGATTTTCCTGACAGTAATTTTTGAATGGCGGGCTGACTAATTTTAACTTTTTCAGCTAATTGATGTTGAGACATACCAGATTGTTTCAATGCTGAATTTAATCTTTCTGTAAATGTCGTCATTTTTTTATCCCATTGTAATGAAGTACTTTATTGTATAACTCAAGTTATCATCATTCAAATAACATTGGTTATTGATTTTTGTGATAACTATTGTTATTATTGATAATAATAGTTATTTGAAAGGAATATTTCAAGAATATCTTTGTCATGATCAGTGCTAATAGAGATATAAAAAATAACTTTAATACTGAAAGAGAGATAAAACATGAATAAAAACATGTTGATAATTAATTCTTTTACTAGTTATTAATTTAATGTTAATAAAATGAAACTACTTGAGGTGAATAATGCTAGCAAAACAAATCAATTTTGAACAATATCAAAACCCGACACAATGGCTTAATAAAGTGAGTTTAAATGCTGATTATGATATCACTCAAGTATTAACCCGTTGGGGTAATTGGGCTCGAAAAGAAGCCTATCAACAACGCAAAGTATTTAGTCTATATCAATCCCAAAAAAAGGAATATAAACAGATCTGTTTAGATAAAGACGGGTTAATAATAGATGGCATTATTTCGACGATGAAAAACAGTAAAATTACGAAAATAAAAGAAGAAGCAAAAGTCTTAATTAAATTTTATTATGGAGACGAAATGATCGTGGATGATCATGTTTATATCGAACCAAGCAAAACACAAATATCGTCGACATTAATTATCAAACCTAAAAATTTACGTGAAATAGCGCAGGATTTAGCCTGTAGTGAAGGCAATATCCGAAAAATAAAAAGTAGTGGTGAAAGTTATATTATTGGTGCATTATCGATGCAAACGATGTTAACCGGCACTGAACTCGAGTTATTGCAACATTTAGTGTTTTAAAAAAAGTGGGGCAGTTAATCTTGACAACGTACGCCAATAAGTATATAATTATCTCAGAATCAAGAATTGTTACTAAAGCCCGCTAAGCGGGCTTTTTTATTGCCTTTAATTCGCAATATGTTATTTAACATTCTGTTTATTCATATAAAATAATTAAATCAAAATAAATTAAATAAACTTTTTTAATATAAGTCTCTTTTATTCAACCGCTTCATTGCGGTTTTTTTATGTCTACGATTTAACTATCAGTTATCACAATTTAACGGGTTCGCAGAGCAATCTCAGAAAATAATTTATACATAAGTGCTGCGTAACCCTTTCTTATTTTTAACTGCCTCAGCAGGAGGCTCACGATGAAGATGAAACCTATGCCAATCAAAGAGCCTGACCATATCAATTGGTATGTTGTCGTTTATTTGTTTTTTGTCACATTACTGGGGTCATTAGCCAGTTATTGCTATCACATTATTAATGGGAATAAGTTTAATCTGATGATTTTAATTGCTCAGATATTTATTTCTACTTTTGCCGGCGCGCTGGTGGTGTTGGCAGCCAGTTATTTTAACTGGCAGTTTGAGCTGGCTGGCGGTGTTGCCGGTTTAGCGGGGTGGTCGGGCGCAACCTTAATTAAAGCGCTTGAAGAACAATTAATAAAAAAAACACGTGGACATGATGATTAAAAGGAAAACTAATGAAACTGACTGAACATTTTAAACTGGATGAGTTTACCTATTCATTGACGGCCAGTCGATTAAAAATTGACAATTCCATACCGGCAGCACTGATGCCCAATATCCAATTAACAGCAATAAAACTTGAACTGGTCAGAAAAGCCCTTGAACACCCCATCATCATTACTTCCGGTTACCGTTGTCCGGCATTAAATGCGCGGGTAGGCGGGGTGGCAAGTAGTGCACACACTCAAGGTTTGGCGGTTGACTTCCGTTCGCCATTTGGCACACCGAAACAAATCTGTCAACGATTGATAGATGCAGGAGTCGTGTTTGATAAGCTTATTCAGGAGCATAATCAATGGGTTCATATCGGATTCAGTCCCACTCATAATCGCCAAATAGTGCTGACCGCTGTCAAAAATGGTGGTAAAACCGTGTATTTAAACGGATTAGCATGATGAATAAATTAACATTGTTGATTAAGTTATTACCGTATGGTGGCATTGTAATAACCGGTTTAGCGCTTTATTTTGCGTATCACTGTTGGCAAGGTGAACAACTGGCAATAGCTAAAACGGTGGCGTTAGAAGCACAATTTAACGCATATAAACAAGGTAATAATGCCATTAAATTAATTGAGTCAAATATTCTTGAGACAATAAAAGATGAACAGGTTAAAACAGATAGTTTACGTGATGATGTGGATAATGGTCTTGTCGAGTTGCGCATCAAAGTCGCCACCCTCGAACGAAATAGTGCCGCCACCAGCGATATTGCTGACAAAGCCTTACGACTTGCAAAATCTTCTCAACAAGATTATTACCGTCTCACCCACGCAATCAGCTATAACCAAGCCCTAATCGAAGGATGGCAACAATACTACTGTCAGGTCATTGCACCTCATAATAACACCCTGTTTATGTGTAATAAATAAGTTACGCATCACCCTTTATTTAATATTAAATAATATGAGCCGTTATGATGATTATATCCTAGTCATTAACGCAGTTTTATAACGTTTTATCAAACTAGCTTTATACAATCAAAATTGTTTTTTCTATTGGGTTAAAAAATTTTTAACCTACTTAATCCATGTTTATGTGATTTAACGATGGATAATGTGAACAATAAATTCAACAAGATTTATCAATTTATTACAAATAGTAAATCAACAACAGCATGGTTTTACATTATCACCTTATCGCTAAACCTTATCTTTTTTTATGGAGTCATTATGCCAATCACGACTGTTTCTAAGCTTGAAATGACTGAAGTTAGACGTTTGATAGCGGAAATTCTGTCTATACCCGAAACAATTATATTTGAGGAGGATAACATACCCGATGTCTCTCGTTTAGATAAATTCATCACTGTTATTAATATGTCTCAAACCGAGATAGGCAAAGAAATTTTATATCACGGTAAAGATGAAGAAGAAGTGATATCGACACTAAAAGAAGCAACCATTACCGTCAAAGCCTACGGTAAAGATGCCTATGATCAGCTATGCAAAATAACAGAGTCAATGCAGTTCACGCCTGTTTGGCAACAGTTAAAGAAATTAAGAATGGGGTATCTTCGATGCTCCGATATTGAAAACGTATCTACAACTTCTGCAGACAAAACCGTTCAACATGCACAAGTAGATCTTATTTTTTCCATCAATCCAATCGTTAAAACCAGCGTTAAACGCGGTGATAGCGTTAATTTTACATTCGAGGTTACTAAATGAGTTTACCATTAAGTCAAGTCGTAGATGCAACTCTACAACAATCGCCAAGAGGGGCACAAAAACGTGACCTAAGCGTTGTGGCTATTTTTACAAAAGATATGTGTGAAGAATTCAGCAACAAAGATACGCGTTATGTTGTTGTTTCAGATGCAACAACAGTTGCAAATTTATTTGGCACTGATTCTGATGCATATCAAGCTGCTTGCGCACTATTCTCTGCTCAACCTAAACCGAAAACGGCATTGATTGCTAAATATATGCAAGAGGGGGTTACCACTAAAGCGGTGAGTTCAAAAATTAACGGCTCTGCATTAGCTGTTAATTATATTCAATTTAAAAATATTAAAGATGGTTATTTTTCTTTTTATTTAGGTGATGTCAAACATCAAATTTCCGATTTGAATTTCAGTGATGTATCGAGCATGAATGATGTTGCAACGGTAATCAACAATAAATTAAAAGATTTGGGTGTTTCAATCATTTATGATGCGGTTGGTAATCGATTTATTTTAGTTGCCGGAAAAGAAGGTAAAGGCGACAACTTTGGTTATGTATTTGATGCTCAATTGGATGGCACCTATATTGGTAATTTCACACACTTAGTTGATGGCAAAGCTTCATTAATCAAAGGTGAGGATGCAACAACTTATCGAAAAGAGTCACCAGCAGAAGCTTTAACAGCTTTGCAAAATCAGTATCAAAATTGGTATGGTGTGTATTTTGCAAATACTATTACAGATAGTGAATTAGTGGAAGCGCATGATTGGGTTGTTGCTCAAGGGGTTGAAAATGCCAAAGTATTAGCCTATACCGAAACTCGAGAAAAAAATATTGAATACAGTGATGATAATGTTCTTAAAACATTGTCAAAACGAAACAGCGGGCGCTTGATGGTTCAATATAACAACAAAGGTAATAGCCATGCAGCTGCTGAACTTATGGGCATTGCGTTAACCACCGTATGGACAGGTATTAATACAGCTAAAACAGTCAAATTTAAACAAGAAGCTAGTGTTACATCAGACGACAAAATCACTGTCAATGAAGCGATGAAATGTCGTCGTTTAGGTATCAATTTTTATACAGATTATGCTGGTGTTAATATGCTTGCAGAAGGCGTTATGGTTGGTGGGACATTCATTGATGAAACCACAGGACTGGATGCATTCATCAATGCAATTCAAGTACAAGCATTTAATGCGTTACAAGGTGAACCTACTAAAATTCCACAAACCGATAAAGGACAACAACGTTTAATCAGCAAGTTAAAAATTATTGGTGAGCAATTTGTCAATAACGGTTTTCTTGGCATGGGTAAATGGTCGCTTGGCGATATTGGTGAGCTGAAATTTGGCGATACGGTGAATGGATACTATTTCTATTCTGATTCTTTTGATACGCAAGACACGGCTGATCGTGAAGCGCGTAAAATGATGCCAATTAACTGCGCATTAAAACTTGCTGGTGCAGGTCACAGCGTTGATATTATTGTTCAATTTAATCGATAAGGATACACGATGTCTAATAAATCTTTTTCTTTAGAAGATGCTGTCTTAACAATAGATGGCTATGAAATAACTGGTTATGAAAATGCTCAAGATTCCATTAGTATTGCACCCATAGGGGATGATGGTGATATCACTTATGGTATCAATGGTGAAGGGGTGTTTGTTAACACTTGCAATAAAGGTGCTACTGTCACGATTAAAACATTACAGCACACTGAAACTAACGAAGTATTAAATCAATTACGACAAGCCCAAATTAATAATCCTACAAAAGCTAAAGGTAAATTAATTACCTATAAAGATTTGCGTAATGGTGATGAATTTTTATTGACTGGATGTTGGTTTACCACGCCACCAACTATTGCACGTGGTACAGCTCACAATGGTTTAACATGGACACTTAAAGCAACGAAAGCTGAATTTAACATCAAAGGAGGTCAATAATGGAAAACAAAGATTATACGATAGATAATGTTGTTTATACCTTTAAACAAGCAGATTTTTACAAAGCCAATAAATATCTCAAAAAACTCACAGCCCTCTTAAAGGGCTGTTTTTCTGTCGGTGATACTACATCAGGATTTGATATTGGACAGTTAGCTTCTAATATTGGTACTGAGCAATTTGAAGAAATTGAGCGATTTATTCTCGATTATGTCACTGCCACAGATGAAGCTGGAAAAAAGATACTATTCCAAAATCCAAGAGAAGCCAGTGAATTTTTTAATGCGCATAGAAGTCATTATTACCAAATCATCATTGAAGGATTGAAGTTCCATTTTTTGGCTTTTTTACCAAGTGGCCTATTATCCAATCTAAATACGCTCAGCTTGGAGGAGATAGCCAAGAAAGCGATATAGATTGGTTTATGTGGAGTGTTATTGTCAACAATTATGCAACACTCCACGAATTAAAAACTGTATATTCACTTGATGATGTTATCGATATGCACCATGTGATAGCAGAAGTTAGATTGGCTGAAAAGCCAAAGGAGAATTAAAGTGCATCTAGAGCAATATTTGATAAAAATTGGTGTTGATATCTCGCAGGTAAACAATCTAACTAAAGTCACGACTTTTTTAGAAATCAGTGCAATGAAGTTATCTAACATTGGCAAAGTTATAAATACTACACTTAATAATGCGATTAACGATGCGAGTCAATCTAATGAAAAAGCGGCTGAATCATCTGAAAAAGCTAAATCTAAATTTGAGATTTTAAAACAAGCTTTAACAAGTATTACGGCTGCAGCCAAAAACTATGGGGAAAAATTGATTAGCGCTTTTAATAGCGCTATTGATAAAGCACAAGAACTTGCTGGCAAAAAAAATCTCTTATTTTCGATTTCAAAAAGTGAACTGGCACAAGTAAAAAAATATAAGATCGAACTTGAGAAGTCCGGTCTTGCGATTGATAGCATAAAAACGAAAATTGCTTTAGGATTATTACCAAGGGTAACTGATCTTGTAATAAGCTTTAATAAATGGCTCAAAGCTAACAAGGAATTGATTGCCAAAGGTATCAACGTTGTAATTAGTGTTGTTTCGAATTTTATTCAAGTGATAAAACATGCTTTTGAATTTATCGATATGATAATTTCTAAGACCATTGGTTGGGAAAACGCCATAATAGCCTTGAGTGTTGCTTGGGCAGTCTTAAATCGTGCTATGCTGTTTAGTCCGATTGGGCTAGTCATCGGTTTGATAGCTGGATTATTGTTGATCATTGATGATTTTATGGTTTTCTTAAAAGGTGGTAAGAGTCTATTTGCTCCATTTTGGCAAGCCTGTATCGACAACATCAAAAATGCAATAACTTGGTGGCAAAATTTAGATAAAAACTGGAAAAGTATTATTTTTGCCGTATTGGGCTATTTGCTTTTATTAGGTGGAAAAATAGCGTGGGTATCAGCTAAGGCTAAATTAATTACCTCAATCTCCAATGCTATTCTAAGTATTGGTAATGCTCTCAAAACGCTTGGAAATTTAGTTAAAATTATTAAAACAATTGGCAGTGCAATAAAAACACTGACGTCTATCATGATAGCTAATCCTATTCTGGCTATTATTACCGCTATCGCTTTGGCTGCTTATCTTATTTACGATAATTGGGATTTTCTTGTTTCCTTTTTTTCTGATTTTTGGAATAAAGTTACTAATTTTTTTAAAAATGGTATAAAAGATATACTCATGTACTTTGGTATGAGTGAAGAAAATGCCGAGAAAACGGTCAATGCAATAGGCGCTACCTTTGACGCAATTTTAGACTTAATTACGGCACCATTTAAAGCTGCTTGGGAATTGGTTAAAAGCTTATTTACAATTTGGACGGATGATAGCACTTCAACAACTGAGAAAATTGGTCAAACCTTTGAAGCAATAACTGATTTTATTACAGCGCCATTTAAAGCTGCTTGGGAATTTATAAAAGGATTATTTGAGATTTGGGGTGTTGATGTCACTTCATTTATCGATAATTTAGGAAAAACGTTTTCAGGTATTCTTGACTGTATTACGCAACCTTTTAAAGATGGTTTGAAATGGATTGAAGACAAGTTTTTTGCTGTCATCGATAAGATGAAAAGTAAAATAAAAGGTGTACTTTCTTTTTTTGGTTTTGGTAGTGATAAAGATGAACAAGCTCAAGAAGAAAATCTTAAAGCCACGAATTATTCCGCAACCCAGAATCTTGCACTCGTGAGTACAGATGTAGCAAAAGCTGGAGGTTTATCTGCATTAAATAAAAACGTCAATAATAACAGTGAAATAATAATTCATAATACAATGAATGTAACTACACCTCAGAATGGTCTCGATCAAGTTTGCAATATTGTCGACAATGCTGCGAGACGAATCAATGATAATACAGTTACAGCGATGGGGTCTAACTGATGTTTCAATCTATTTTAAACAAATCATCAAAAAATAGTGGGTTAATTGTTACTGACAATTTTGTATTCAGTTTAGATATTAATACTGTCGAACAGCATACATCAAAATTAAAAGTCACGGAAAATCCCATTGAAAATGGTGCTAATATTGCCGATCATGCAGTTTTAGAACCAAAAGAGATTTCAATAAATGGTCTTATTGTAGGATATGAAAAAAATACTTTATCGATTGACCATTTTTTGGGAATAGATTTATCCAATTACCCTTTGCCGATGCCAATCAAAACTTTTGCAGCACAAGCGGAAAACATGGTAAATCGTTTTGCATCACATTTTCAAACAAGCGCTGAAAAATTGAATCAAGTCGTGGCCGATTTTTTACCTGAATATCAGTCTCCTATTGTAAATAGCTTATTTTCAGATCGTATCGCAGACGCTTACGAAAAATTGCTGGCAATTCAACGGAGTGGTGAACCTGTTATCCTGCAAACTAATGCTAAGCAATATAATAATATGGTTCTAAGTTCTGTGGGTTTGACTCAACAAAAAAATACTTATGGTGAGTTTGCCTTAACGTTTCGAGAGATTTTTATCGTCGAAACGCAAATTGCCAGTGGTCTAAATCAAACGGTTAAAAAACAGAATCTTGGTAAAACACAACCACAAAAAACCGAAGAACTAAAATCTATTCTTTATAAGATTTTTAGTTGGTTTATTAAGTAATGTAGATAACTTCAAAGCTAAAAAAGTGATTAGTTGTTGGTAAATAAAGAAAATTTGAGAGATTAAGTATGTATATAATTCAGACAACTTATGATGATGTGCTAGAGCAAACCTTTACATTATACGATATGAATTTACGATTAACATTAAGGTTCAATACGGTATTAGTCGGCTACCAATTTGATTTGTTTGATATTAACAATAATCAATATATTACAACCAATAAAGGACTGTCTGTAGGCAGTCCAGCGCTTATTGAATTTGACCTTCCTTTTGTTTTCGTCCTTTATGACAAATCAGGATTAGGAATAAATGCAATAACGAAAAATGACTTACATAATCGAATGCAATTATTAATTATGACAAAGGATGAATATCGTGAGACAATTCGGGCGAGTTTTAGAACTGAAAATAGGCAATCGTAAAGAAAGTATTGTATTGAACAATCTTAGAGTCACTTTCTCGGTAAATAAAACACTTACTTCCGATCCTAACACTGCTGAAATTTCAATATACAACCTCAACGATTCAAATCGAAATTTAATCAGCACAAAACAATATGATTATGTAGAATTATATGTGAGTTATCAGGATGATGTTTTACGGATGATTTTTTGTGGTGATATTTTAACGGTGGAAAATCAACTTTCTGAACTGGATATTATCACGACCCTAAGGTGTGCTGATGGTCATAAAGCTTTTACAGAAAAAGTTATTATCAAAACATTAGAAAAAGGACAAACTGACAATGATTTTTTTAATGAAGCGTTAAAAAGTTTTGGTTTAAAAAAAGGCAATGTTAATCTTCCTAATAATAAAGCACTTCCTCGCGGAAAAGTTTTCATGTGTGATACTCGCGAACTTATGCACCAAATAGCAAATAATAATGATGCTGATTGGTCTATTCAAGATGACGAACTGATTGTTATCCCCAAAAGTAAGGCTATTTCAAATCATGAAGGATTTGTTATTTCAAGAACGACGGGCATGATAGGAACGCCTAAAAAGACAGATAAAGGGTTAGAAATAACAACATTATGTAATCCGCATTATAAGATAGGTGCATTAATTCGAGTTGAATCTAAACTCACAGAACTCAATGGAGATTATAAAATTAATGCGTTACAACATAGTGGGGATCTATATGGGAATAACTGGCAAAGCAAATTACAGTGTATTTTTGGTAACTTCGAAAAAATTTGATTTGTTATCAATTTAGATATAGGATGAGCATCCCAATATAATTTATAAAAGGATGGAAAAATGAAAAAATTACTTGTACTTTTAATATCTATAACTTTATTAACTGCTTGTGGCGATAAAAAGATTGATGCTTCAACACCTGAAAAATATCAAGAATCATTAGCTGAAGTTGTAAAAGACCTTAACTTCAGTGAAGCGCAATCTTTTACAGCAGCTTTGAGTAAAATTAATATGCAGGCGGCTACCGAAGCAAATTACGATAATAAGAAAATGGAAGAAATCATGAAGCAAAAACTTGATGGTAAAACTGTTTCAGAAGTGATTAAACTTGCTGAGCAAATTAATTAACCCTATTAATGCAATCAAATGAATATTCTTGATTAATATCTAAAAAAGATTGCAATTTTTGGAATCAGGTCAGTTTTATGGTTATTGTACCATTGTTTAGATGTCTTAAGTAAAGCTTCATTAAAACAAAGTTAAACGCTTAATCGAATCAAACATTTTACTGTAATATTAAAGTTAGCAGATATACACTAACGTTCCCGAAGCTAAAGATTGCAATCTCAACGTAATTTTTTTATTTCCATTCGTTTCAAATATTTTCTAATCTATCAAATCAAAATTAAATTTCTGATATCTTTTTATAAAACAATAAGTTATTTTAATTAAAATAATCATTATATAAGTCAATACAAGACAATTACTCTGTAACCAACAATAAATTAACCACCTGCTAAAGGTGGTTTTTTATTGGCTTAAATTCGTAGGTAAATTATGGTTGATACGCTATACCAAGCAATTGAAAATCAAATTAAACGTGCCCAATCAAATATTTATACGGCATTGCCTGCAAAGGTGATCAGTTTTGATGGTCATACAGTGCAATGTAAACCGATGATTAATAGAGTATTAGCAAATGGTGAAGAGATATCGATTCCGCCATTGGTTGATGTTCCTGCACAATTTCCTCACGCCGGCGGTTTTTGTATGACGGTGCCTATCAAAGCAGGTGATGAAGGTCTGGTGGTCTTTTCCAGTCGTTGCATTGATGGCTGGTTTGCATCGGGCGAAGCATCAAAACCGCTTGATAATCGCATGAATGACTTAAGCGATGGTTTTTTTATCGTAGGTTGTAACAGTGTGCCTAACAAAATTCCTAATTTTTATCATGATGGCGTATCGATGCAAACAGATGACGGGCAAACTCATATTCGACTAACGGAGGGAACAATCTATATCAAAGGCAATATTGTACATGAAGGAAATAATCAACAGTTTGGAAACTATGACCAAATTGGTAGTTTCAATCAATCTAATGGCAATACAATTAGTTCCGGCATAATCACTGCACAAGATGTCATAACAAACAAAGGAATTAGTTTGAATACTCATAGACATACAGGAGTGAAAAGCGGCGATGACACGACAGGAGAGCCAACATGAAAGTAAGAGAGCTAGACAATAATCATGATTGGACATTTGGGCAAGGTTTGGCTAATTATTTACATCAGTCAGATGCAATAGCCCAGTGTGTAAAAACTAAATTATTATCCTTGAAAAAAGATTGGTTTTTGGCTCGTAATGACGGCATTGCATGGTTTGATTATCTTGATAAAAACCCAAATACTAAACAGTTGGAAATTGATATAAAAAAACAAATTTTCAACATTGAAGGTGTGATTAGTATTGATGAGTTCGATATTTTATTGGATAGCGAGACGCGTGAGTTTCTCATTCAAATTACCTACACAGACAAATTCAACAATTCTAATGAGGCTTCATTCAATGTTACAGATAACAGATAAAGGAATTGTTATTGATGATTTTGACACAATTAAAAATCGTTTAATAACAAGTTTTAAATCGATTTATGGTGAAAATGTCAATTTAGATAGTGATACGCCAGATGGGCAATTGCTCGGTTTATTTTCTCAGGAATTATCGAACATACATCAAGCAGTATCATTTATTATTCAGATGTTAGACCCTTATCAAGCAACGGGGCAGTGGTTGGAACAACGGGCAATGTATGCAGGATTAACCAGAATAACCGCATCATATTCATACATCGATGAAGTCATTTTTAATGGAACGCCAAACACATTAATCCCTCAAAACGCTATTTATATTGATAAAAATAAGAATAAATGGGTAACAACCGAGCAAATAAAATTAAATGATTTAGGTAGTGCTCGTTCAAAATTTAGGTCGCTAGAGTTAGGTCATTATACCGTTAACGCAATGGATGAATTTACACCGAATACGATTATCATCGGTGTAGATAAAATTACTGCCAACACCCAAAGTTATGGTGGAGTTGATGAAGAAACTGATGCTCAACTATTAAAACGCTTTATGTTATCTCATTCAATCAATAATTATGATGATCGCCAAGGCATACAGTCTGCATTAATGAATATAACCGGTGTGACTAAATGCGTAGTATATGAAAACTATACGAATAAAACAGATGAAAAGGGTGTGCCTGCTCATTCATTTAATGCCGTGATCCTTGGTGGCGATGATGAACAAATAGCAGAGGTGATCACTAAAAAGAAAATTGGCGGTTGTGGACTATTTGGAAAAATTGAGACGATGTATTTATTAGATGAAATACCTCGAAAAGTTCACTTTGATAGACCAAAAAAAGTCGATATCAATGTCTCAATGACAATTGGTCGTTACAAATCTTTTAATGATATCAATTCAGAACAGATTAAAGCTAATTTAAAAAGTCTTGATTTTGAAATTGGTGAAAATGTGTATGCATCTCGCATTATTTCAAGCATTAACTTAGTTGACGGATTTTATATTAAAGAACTCGCTGTAAACAGTGCCAACATTGTCAATATCGATTATCGAGAGTATGCACAGATAACGCATGTTGAGGTGCTAATAGATGAATAGAGAAAAATTCCTCATTTGGCAATATCGTACAAAACCCAAGGCATTAGGCACTATCAAAGCTATCAATAAAGAGACTGGTAACACGTTTAACAATGTCATTCAAATTGCGGATGTTCTCAGCATCAACGACGCGACAGGTTATGCACTTGATTTGATTGGTCGTCATGTTGGCGTCTTGCGTGTATTACCTTCTGCTATCACCAAAGAATATTTTGGATGGTTAGAAGATAACACAGCATTATCATTTGATATTGGTGAATTTTATCGACATGGCGACGCTTTAACGGCATCTGTTGTATTAAATGATAGCGATTATCGTTTCTTTATTAAGGCAAAAATTACTAAAAATTATCAAAGTGGTGAAATATCAAACATTGTAAAATCAATTAAATTCGTGATTGGCAGAAATGGAAATATTATTGATTCCCAAAATATGACAATGAACGTATTAGTTAACAGTGATCAACTCAATTCACTTACTTTGTATGCAATTAGTAAAATGGATATTTTAGCCCGACCTGTTGGTGTTATGTATCAATATATTGTTCTAATTAATAATGAACCGTTTGGATTTTCGCATGACAATGCATCATTCGGTTTTAATTTAGGCAAATTTGTTCGACTTCAAGAAATAGGAACTATTCAATGATTATACAAAAAAAACCAGATTATTTAATCTTTGCAGATTCAGCAAAAAAAGGGGAAGTTACGGATTTTCCTGATGTAAGTCGAGGCTGGGGAATCACCATCGATCAAACTGCTTCGAAACCACCAATGGAATGGATGAATGGCGCATTTAATCGAATTGATAAAAATATACTATATCTGTTACAACAAGGTGTGCCAGAATGGAGTGAGTTAGTTACTTATCCAGAAAATGCTATTATAAAATATAATGGTGCTTTATACATAGCCATAGTTAAAAATGACAATGCACAACCGTCGAGCGACACCTCTAAGTGGCAAAGATTACAGGCAGATTATTTTAATGCTTTACCCGCACAAAAAATAATGAATGGTAGTGATCCTATTTATGAGGTAGGTGAACATGTTGATTTTAAA